AAGATTGTAGTAAGGTTGAAAGAGTTACAGAGCGGCGCAGCCAACAGCGCCATGATGACCAAGGCCGATGTGCTGCGCGAGGCGATACATATCCAGAGCAGGCATACAAGCTGTGCTTGCTTTGGGCGACCGACAAGGAAATGACCGACGTTACTGGATTTCAGATAAATCCAGTTCGGCGTGTGTTTTTGTTTTCCACTGGCTTCGTGCCTTGATCACGCTGGAATTGCATGAATTCGCCTCGGTAGCGAAGGTCGACTTCGCCCAGCGCACCGTTACGGTTTTTCCTGATAAACAGTTTGGACAGCCCCGCCCACTCTGACGACGTGTTATGCAGATCCTCGCGGTGCAGCATCGCCACAATGTCCGCATCTTGCTCGATCTCGCCGGAGTCGCGCAGATCGGAAAGCTGTGGGCGCTTGTCCGTTCTGGTTTCGGTTGCCCGATTCAGTTGAGCCAAGGCGATGATGGGTACATGCAGCTCCTTGGCGAGCGCCTTGAGTCCACGCGATAAGCTGCCGACCTCTTGGGTGCGGGTCTGCCCCTCGCCCTTCATCAACCCGAGGTAGTCCACGACGATCAAGCCGAGGCCGTGCTTGCGCTTGATCTTTCGCGCCGCCGCTCGAACGTAGGCCACGCCGATAGCGCTGCGGTCGATCAGGAATAGGCGTTCGCCATCCGCTTTGCCTTGGCAGGCGCTGATCCGAGACCAGTCATCATTGGAAAGTTTACCTGATCGCATTTGCGCAACCGACACGCTGGCGCGCAAGGAAATCAGGCGCTGCGACAGTTCTCGTTTGGTCATTTCCAGCGAGAAGAAGGCGGCGGTATCGCCTTGCTGGGTTACGTGGTCCGCGATGTTCAGGGCAAGTGCGGTCTTCCCGACAGAAGGGCGAGCCGCGACGATAACCAGTTGCCCGGGCTCAAGGCCACCGGTCAGCTCATCGAAGTCGGCAATGCCGGTTTGCAGGCCAGAGCGGCGATTCCCATTCGCGCGCTCGTCAATGTCGGCAATGGCATCGGCCATTGCGTCGTAAAGCAGCGCCGGCTCGTCTGTGCCGGTGTCGAGCAGGCGCACCATTGCCGCATCCGTCTGGCTGATGATTGCCGCCACGTTCGCGCCGGGGGTATGGCAACTCGCCCTGATCTCGTCGGCCAGCACCAGCAGACTGCGCTGCAATGCTCGTTCCTTCACGATTTCGGCATAGCTCTTGATATTTGCGGCGCTGGGCGTGCTTTGAGCAAGTTCGCCTAGGTAGATTAGGCCGCCGATGCGTTCGAGGCTGCCAGCCCTATCCAGAGCCTCCGCAACCGTGATTACATCGATAGGACTGCCAGCGCTTCCGATGGAGCGGATTGCTGCGAATATCTGGCGATGCTCATAGCGGTAATAATCGTGTTCCGTCAGCATGCCTTCAATTCGATCCAGTGCATCTGCTCCAGCCAGCAGGCAAGAGCCGAGCACGGCCTGTTCGGATTCAACGGAGTGCGGCGGCACCATCAGTTCGCCAGTATTCATGCTGCCTCCCTGTGGTATTTGTTTTCAAGGCACTTGGCAAATCCTCCGGGAGACATGAGGAAATCAATGTCGGCAATGAAAGGCGGCTTCCCCGGTTGAGGCGCTGCGCGCCCAGTCAGGAAGGCCGATTCGTTGCAAGTCTCGAAGAAGGCTCGCCAAGCATTAAGGCCATCAGCACGGGTGCCATAGCCGAAGGGTCGGCATTCCAAGCTAGAAGCCTCCCGCCAGCGAGCCTTGATCGCGCCCTTGCGCGCTTGGTTCGCCACCTTGACGCGCGGATTGTTTGGCATGGCCGCGTGGTACAGGTCAATGATGTCCTCCACTGGACACGCCAGCGGTTCGCCGGAAGGCGACATAGCAGTTATAGGGTTAAGGGAATCAGGAATCAGGTTAAGGGAATCAGCCGGGCCGGTTCTGTGCTCGACCTGTTCCTGCACCGTGCAAGCACTGTGCTCGACTGGTGCCGGTATCGTGCTTTCCTGTTCTCGGCAATGCGGGTTCTGGTGTTTCGTGAAGTTCAGCACTTGGATGAATCGCTGCTCTGCCAGCTGATAGCGCAGGATGAAGCCAGCAAGTTGCAGTTCATCCAGCATGTTATCCACGCTGCCGTCGTCGTATGGCAAGATTTCAGCTCTGATGCGCTTGGGACGATCTTCGAGGCGACCGGAACGGTCGGCAAGGCACCAGAGACCTGCGAAGAGAAGACGGGCCAGAGGCGAGCAATCGGCAAGGGTCTCGTTCTTGAAAAATCCGGGCTTGATGTTTCGTGATCTGGCCATGGTTACACCCCGGCCCTTCTCGCTGCTTCACGTACAGCGGCTTCGTATTCGACAGATGTTTGCGCACTCGCAGTGAGCTGTGCCTTCAATTGCTCGTAGAGTTGATGGCGTTCTGAAACACTACGACGTTTCTGAGATTGACGAGGGCGCTTGAGGTGCCTAGAGAAAATAGGGGTGTACATCACAACACTCCTTGCCGCGCAATGTGCAGGGCTTGAACGATCTGCTGGATTTCCTCCGTCGATTTTCCAGAGAGGAGTGCCGCGTTAAGTGTATCGATCTCATGTAACGGCCAAGCGACAGAACGACCACCACCAAGAGCGACTGGCTTGGTCAGTACGCCATTGGCAATGTCTTGGTATGTGGATGATTTACCGCGAGCACGGAGCCGTTGGACTTCTTTCAAGCGAATGAATTGGATTGAGATTTGCATGGTGTCTCCAAGAGATAGTTTTCTTGGAAACCGCACCAGCAAAAAAGACGCGCATTGGCTGGCACGGCTTCCGCCGTAACCAGCACTTATGCGCTTTATCGGGACTGCACTCTGCAAGCAGTCGCCTAGGTGAATTCACTTCTACCCGAGTTGTATGGCGCATGTCAACCATCGTGGACGGTATAAAACCAAGTCGGAAAGAGACCGGAAAAGTCCGCTTGATTTCTTGATTGATTGGGGTAGAAGAGGGCATCAGGCCGTCGCGCTTGAGTGCAACGACCGGTCAATAACTGAGCCGTGGCACTGCGTACATCATGTCCCGGCTCTGAAAAACAGGAGACGGAACATGAATTCAAAATTACGAAAATACACAATCGAACAACTTGCCAGCACGGGCTTCGTGCTACTCGACCACAAGGTCGCATTCAAGCTGCGTCCGGACATTTGGGCGACGCCTACGAACTGCATGTGCGACATGACTATCGGGAAAGAGGACGTAACCGCGCTGCAGAGATTGGGCGCGATGCTGTTCACCGCAATAGGTCCACATGATGTGGTGGTCCGGGGTGCTGCCAGATCAATGCGCGAGATCGAAAAGCGCATTGAGCTTTGTGCGGGTCTCGCGGTAATGGATGCAGTGACCGTCGAAACATTTTCCGTCAAGCAGAAAAATCAACAGCCCGGCGTCACTGTGAAGCCGGACAACATCGCCGAACTGAAAGAACTGGCCGCGATGGAGCTGCCCATGCATGACTGTGCGTTGCGAAAGAAAATCCTTCGTTCTCGCCAAGAGCTAGGCGCTCGCGGCTTGACCATTTCCATTTGATCACTGGAGGCGAACATGGGCTTTAATCTAGGGGCATTTGCAGGCGGTGCCGCGCAAGGGGTGTCGCGTGGCATGGAAGTTAAGAAGGGTATTGCGGACGCGGAGTTCACCGAGAAGGAGCGTTCGCGCAAAGAAGCCGAGTGGAAGAAAGACGACGAATGGAAACAGGAGCGGTCGGCGTATCAGACTTCTGCGCAGAAATTCCAAGCCAATCAGGAGGCTTACAACAAGGCGGTGATGGAGAACCCTGCCGCTGCCGCAACACTGCCGAAGCCTGCTGCGCCCGGCTTGCACGATGAGTTCAGGGATATTGTTGAACTGACGCGCATTGACGTTGCTCACGGCAAAAAGGGCGCTGATACGCTCTTCCCGATGATCCAGAACCTCAAGCGCATGGAAGATGAAGGGCTGACGCAAACGCTTCAACAGGCGCTTGCCGGCGACACGCAGGGCGCGCTGAAAACCTTTGCAAGCACAGGCGAGAAGCGCGACATCAAAGGGATCAGGTTCGAGCCGTCGGAGTTCGATCCGGGCAATGGCATAAAGCCTATCAAGTCAAGGGTGATGGTATTCCCGGACGGTCGACGCATGGATGCTGTAGGTACGTTATGGGCGCAACAGCAGGCGAAGGATCTGATCGGAAGTGTCGTGAACCAGCAAAAACTGAACAACGACACGGCGCGCACCGAAGCGACCGTGGCTCACCAGCAGGGAACGCTTGGCGAGACGGTGCGCCACAACAAGGCGAGCGAAGCAAACGACAAGATCAAGGCGCAGCAAACGGTAGTCGGAGAATCGACATCGGAAATACGGAATGTGAAGTTCCTGCTGCAAAACAATATCGCCGCCAATGCGCTTGAAGCTTGGAAAATGGTCAAGACCGGGACGACTCCAGCGGGGGAGAAGATTATTTCTGACGGCGCTGGCGGCGTGTTGGTTGTCAACCACGAAGGCGGCCAAATATCCAAGATAGACCGCAGAGGGCGGACGAGTGTCATCCGCGAGGGCGAGGGCGACGAGCCTGCAGTGCAGGATGTTCATGCCCGCTTTGCAGCCGATCAGGCGATGGCGGGATACCGGCTTGGCAATCAGACCGCGCAGGGTGTCGAGGTGCTGGATGCATCGGGCAAGCTGGCCGGACATTACAACTAGGGGGCGTGATGGGATTTACACCACTGGCAAGCAGCTTTACCAACGCCAAAGGATTCGTTCCGGGCTTTACGCCACTTCAAAGCCCCCAAGAGGCAGAGCAGCCCAGCGCCTTTGCGCCATCCATCGAAACCGTGAAAGACATCGGGCGGGTTTATCCGGTGCTGGAAACTGCCGCGAATCTTGCCACCCAGGCGGTAGCACTCCCGATGGCCGGCATCGCCGGGCTGGGTGCCATTGCCTCGAAGGCTACGGGGTTGACCGAGGCCGAACCGGCTGATGTCGTGCACAAGGTTGCCGGTGCGATGACCTATCAGCCACAGACGGAATCCGGCCAGCACCTCACCGGTGCAGCTACCTACCCATTCCAGAAACTTGCCGAAGCTGGGCGGTATGTGGGTGATCAGACGCTGGATGCGACTGGCAGTCCTGCACTGGCAACGGCAGTAGATACCGTCGTCAACGTAGCTCCGATGGCCTTTGTGGGTAAGCCGGTAGAACCGAAGGGCCCCCTGACCCGCGCGGCAGAACGCCGTGCAGATCCACAGACCGCCACCGAACAGATTGCGGTCGAGCCGTCGCCCCATCAATCGGCCGTCCCAATCGATGCAGTGCTAGCGAGGAGCGCGCAGGACGCGATAACGCAACCCGATACAGGCATGCCACCCATTGTCGAGGAGCCGCAAGCCCCTACAATGCCGCGAGCGCTAGCCGCAGACCCTGCGGTGCTTAATCGTGTCGCTGTGGAACCACAACATTACCGCAACGTTGAAGGAGTTGAAACTTCTCCGAATATGCCGCAACCGGGGTTCTCCCCGCTGGAGCAGATCGCGCCAGAATTTTCCGAGTCCATGCGCGCCGCAGAAACGTCAAGCGCACAGGGCGGAAACGTAAAGCTCCCCGGACATGAATTCGGCTATGCTCCGGGCGTCACCATGCAAGCAGAGGCACCGAAGGCGATGGGGGTGGGAGAGACGGCCCCTGTCATTCGGACAGCAGAACCGCAACCAATGGCAATTGACGCCGTGCCCATGCTGGAAGGCGTGGCTGTAGAAAACCCCAAGGTTACCCCAAGGGTGCAGCCCATAGCCGAACCCATAGCCGAAACCATGCCGAAAGCGGCGGAGGTGATGGCAAAGCCAGAGCATGCCGCGATTACAGCCGAGGCCGCGCCGCGCGCGTCCGGCTTTACGCCGCTTGAGACCGCCATGCCTGATACGCCGGTAGATTCCCGCGCAGCCATGGCACCGGGTGCACAGTACACAGGCTTTGCTGACAACGCAGCGACTGCCGGCAAGCTGACTGAGAAGCCGATTCGCCGGGAAGATGTGCTGATCCCACTGATGAAAGACCTTAGCATCCGTGTGTACGAAGGCAGGGTGTCCGGCAAGCGCCTTGGTTTCTACATTCCCAAAGTGGGCGCGGTGCGGATCAAGCACAAGTCAGATTTGGAGGTGGCGGCACATGAAATTGCGCACATGCTGGATGACCGCATTTCTGCAATTCGGGAATCGTGGCTTAAAGGCGATATGGCGGAAGTTCACACCGAGGAGTTGCGCGGCGTAAGCTACGACAAGGGCAAGGTGTACGAAGGGTTTGCCGAATTTACGCGGCTGTACATGACGCAGCCGGAAAAGGCCAAGGCGGCGGCCCCGCATTACTACAAATGGTTCGACGACTTCACCAAGCAACATCAGAGCGGCGCGGCCATCCGCAAGGCGCAGGAAGGCATGACATCATGGTTTCGCCAAGACGCCCTGCACCGAGCGCAGTCAAAGATAGGCGCGCAGCGAAGCCTTAACGAGGCGCTGGACGGGTTTGGCGACAAGTTCCGTCAGGCCGTGACCGACGACCTTCACGGCATCTATCGCATGGAGCGTGAGCTTACCGGCAAGACCTCGCCGTTAGGGGCGTATGAAACGGCGCGGCTTACCCGTGGTGCGGGTGGCTTGGTGGATGGTGCAATCAGACTTGGTGCGCCGATCCGCAAGGAAAATGGCGCTTTCGATTTTCAAGGCAAGGGACTTGAGAAGATTCTGGAACCGGTGGCCGGCAATCTCGACGAATTCCTGATGTATGCAGTTGGGCGTAGTTCGCATGAACTCATGCTGCAGGGGCGTGAAAAGCTATTCACGCCTGCCGAGGTGCGTTCCATGCTGCAGCTCAAGCGGCCAGAGTTTGAAACCGCTTTCGCCGAGTATCAGGCTTGGAACAATGGCGTGCTGGACTTCGCAGAGAGCATGGGCGTTATCAACAAGAAGGCGCGCAGCATGTGGCGGCGCAGCCAGTACCTGCCCTTCTACCGCGTCGGACAGCCGAGTGCATCGGCATCCAAGGGCGGCGCGCAAGGCAATTGGGCAGGCATCCAGAAGCTGACCGGTGGCACCGGCAATCTGCGCGACATCCTCGGAAACATGACGCAAAACGCGGCTACACTGATTGACACAGCATTGAAGAACGAAGCACGCGCCAAGATTGTGAAGTTGGCCGAGACGCAGAAGGGGGGCGGCAACTTTTTGGTCAAGATTGAAGCGGATTCAAAACAAGGGAAGATCGAGCGTGATCAGATCAAGGAGAAACTGCTGGAAGCCGCAGGCATCGATCCCAAGGCGGCGCACCGAGGCATGCTGGATGCCGAACAGGCCAAGCTGGTAGCGCAAATCGAGCAACAGATCGAAAGCGCGCCGGGGCTGTTCGAGTTCATGGTGCATGGGCAGTCCCCCAAGGGCAACATTCTCGCCGTGCTGGAGGATGGCCGTCCGACATATTACGAGGTGGCAGACCCGCTACTGTATCGCGCCGTGGCCTCGCTGAACCGTGCGCCCCAGCATTGGATAATCAAGTGGCTGGGATTGCCCAAGCGTGTCGGGCAGATGACCATCACCCTGACGCCTGATTTCATGGTGGCGAATATGGCGCGCGATACCATCATGGGGGCTGTCATGTCCCGCGCTGGCTTCCGCCCTTTTGTGGACTCGGCCAAGGGCATGGCTTCGCGCATCAAGCAAGATCCAGCCTATCGGGAATATCTCGCCAACGGTGGCGGTTTCGCTTCGTATCTGCGGGACGAAAACACCTTCCGCGCACACCTTGATCGATTCTATACAGGCAAGGGCATCAACCCCAAGACTGTGCTGGACACGCCGGACAAGTTGCTTTACTTCACCGAGACGCTGGCCGATGCCTTCGAGATGAGCACCCGCCTTGGCGAGTACAAACGATTGCGCGAGCAGGGCGTACACCCTCGCGAAGCGGCCTATCTCGGGCGCGAGATCAGCACTGACTTTGCTATGAAGGGCGATAGTCAGGTGCTGGGGGCTATGTACGACACGGTGATGTTCCTGCGCCCTGCTGTAGTGAGTATGGATAGGCTGTATCGCGGCTTGGCTCACGATCCAAACAAGGGCGCGATTGCAGCCAAGGCAGGAACCATTGCGATGTTGTCGGCTTGGCTGTACTGGCAGAACAAGGACAACCCGAAGTATGACGAGCTGGAAGACTGGGACAGGGATTCATACTGGCATTTCTTCGTGCCTGTGGACGGCAAGGAAGAGCATTTCAGATACCCCAAGATTTGGGAGGTGGGCGCGTTGGCATCGGTGGCGGAGCGCACCGTGGCTGCATTGAATGAGCAAGAGCCGGAATACGGCAAGTCTGTCGGGCGTATCTTGAAGAACCTGTTCAGCCTGAACTTGATGCCGCAGATTGTCGCCCCGCTGTACGAGCAGGCAACGAACAGAAAGAGCTTCACCGGTGCGCCTATCGAAACACCGGGCATGGAAAACATGCAGCCATTCCTGCGCGCGAAGCCTTACACCAGCGAAACTCTGAAGGCGGCAGGCATGGCAAGCCGCAACATGCCGGAGAACCTGCAGATAAACCCTGCGTGCGCCGAGGCACTGCTGCGCGGCTACTTCAACACATGGGCGATGTACGGCCTGATGCTCTCAGATAGCGCTTTCTACAGCGACACGCTGCCGGAGAAGCGCACGGACGAGCTGCCGGTGGTACGCCGTTTCTATTCATCCGAGCCAGCCAAGCGCACCAAACACGAAACGATGTTTTACGAGATGCTTGGCGAGGCAAGGAGGCTGCACGGCACGATACGTAGTCTGGAGAAAGCAGATCGGCTAGACCTAGCGGACGAGTACGAAGATGCGCCCGCGAATGACTACGCGCCAGAACTTGAGCAGACCAGCAAGGAACTGCGACGCCTCAATGCTGAAATGGAAGAGGTGAACAGATCGAGCCTGACGCCCGGCGAGAAGCGTGCACAACTGGATGCATTGATCGAAGAGCGAAATCTGGTTCTTCGCGAAACGGTGCTGCAAGCGAAGCAGTGAGAGCTTCCCCGGTGGCGACCCTATTGGGGGGTTAAATTAACGGCTACCGTCCATAACCGCAGATTGACATTCCAGTTTAGCCATTGCTTCTTTTTCGGGCATATCAAGGGAAAAACTGCCTAGGCCGCACTCCGCGTATGCTCTGGCCTCTCTTTTGCCATACTCTGCTCTTGAAATACCTAGCTTAATCGATTGTCGAACAGATTCTGCCTCATCTGCATAAGGATCATTTTCATTCAAGCCATATGCTTGCATTGCATCAAAACTCAGTATCTTGATTCTTTCTGGACTGATGAAAAGCGAATCCTCGTACAGACTTGTCGGAATATTCATCTCCTTCAAGTACGTCACGATTTGTGTACTTAGCTGGCTATATTTACTCTTTTGGCCTTGTGCTGACGAGGTCGTATCTACGAGTTCATATGGCCTATGGATTCCAACAGAACCGTCTACCGCTCTATTAGGTGCGCCAGCTAACACGTAGACACAAGAGCTATAGCAAATTGAATTTTTGTAGACAGTTGCCAAGGCTCCCATTTCCCTTAGAAATCTCCCAATTTTCAAAGCAGAAGAAACGCTTCCCCCCGTTGAGTCTAAGGAGATCGTCGTTACCACAGGAGATCCCTTTGAGATTATTCCAATCAATTTTGACTGTTCGATTATTGTGGAATAATCCTCCTCAGTGATCGATTTCGATAGGTAAATCGTCATCAGCGTTTTATCTGCTCTCTTCATCCTAACCTGCACGTCTCCCCATGCAGAAGATGAAAAAAAGAAGATGAGGATTAAAAAAAAGAATTTTTCTGTAACGCATTTCACGATGTGGCCCCATTAAATATTCAACTTTTTTTCATAATACGGCAACCAAGTGTCGAGATGGCAACGCGGTTAATGAAAGTTGGGCATAATCCTAACTGCAATTCTTGCAGAAACAAACATGGGGGAGCGATATGGTTGCGGGGGTAACAATGGGGGTAACACAGTGCGCGGAAAATTCTGAAACCCATTGCCTGCGCGTAAATCTGCTGTCAATTCGATAGCAATCGCGCCTACCAATTTCCAGAATCTCCAGACGTGCTTCCACGAAATGTCATGTTCACTTTGAGCTTGCATGGAGAAGAAGGTACCCAAGCCCTGCTGCAATCGGGCTATTCCTATT